AATGGGCTAGGGGATACATTTTCCCCTTTGTAAAATGTTCTTTTAGCGAATTCTAAAGCATCTCCAGATGGAGATGAAATAGATTTTGCTAAGTTACATTCAACACCTAATGAAAGAATAACTGAATGATATCTTTTTGCTACTTTTGTATCAAAAATAACGATATCATCTCCTAATACAGCGTAATTCGAGAAATATCCTACCTGATCTTTATAGATCTGAAAAGCTGCGTATTGTACGATAAGATGGTGAGTCATTGCTAGCATAGCTCAGCTTGATAAAGCCCCCATGGGTTGTCCAACAGTATAATATACAATTGTATTTATAGTGTTAGGAACCTTATAGGGTCTTTCGATTAGTAATGAAGATCATGCATCAGCCTGTTCATTAGACAGATTAAATATCTGTCTAATAAGAGGTTTCTGTATGCTCATTGGTAATCTATCAGTGGCGGAGCTTAGATCCATAGAAAAACAAGGTTTACCTTGTGATCTAGAAATTGGACCCAATTGATTAAATGTACCATCTACATCTCTTCTTCTATCTAGTATAGAAAAAAAGAGCTTTGTGGAATGGATACATAATTCATTGAGTTCAAGGATCTACCATAGCAAAAACTCTCATCTTACCAGCGGCTTCCTGTTTAAGTCCCAGTTTACCTATAAACTTACCTGGTCTTAATGGACCAGATAAGTAAAACCTAGATAAGCTCATACAGTATTCCAAAATTGAAATAAAAAGGTTTTGTTTATATAAAACCCAATTAGCTCATTTTCTGGCATATTCGATTCGTGGTCTAAGTCCTCAGTTCGATAAAGAACCAGGATTTACACCTAAAACATAACAGATATTTTCAAATAAAAGAAAATACCTATTTTGTGTACCGTATCGAATAGTTGCAAAAGTGTTAAATGATGAATTTCATCTATTAACACCTACTACTTCAAAAAGTAACTTGAAATAATTCAAGTAATGTTTTGGCATAGTAGCAGCAGATCTCAAAAGAGAGATAATACTTGTAGAGGATATAGAAAGAGGTGAAGATGAATCTTCACTTCAATCTTTTATCGAAGTTTGAGGGGAACTTGTTAGAATCGGGAATATTTTCATTTTCCCTTCTAACAAAGTTCGACCTCTTAGGTGTAATGGTATGAATCGGTTAATAAAGAAAGGAATAAATTTTATTACTTCTTGAACAACTTTTTCATTACCATTAAAAGGACTAGTTATACTAGTTGTTTTAACTTCTGAAGTATATTATATCTCTGAAGAAAGAACAAATAGTTAAAG